TTTTATAAATTGTTTGAATATTTTCAATAATGTCAAGTATATCTTTCATAGTTTATTCCACTAAATGCTATACTTATTTAGTTGGTATTGATGTATAAGCTATAAGTTTACTTTTTAAAATTTTACATAAGTAATTTTGTAGGACCTCTGTAGTAACTGGGCGGTCGCTACAAGTCCTGCTTTTTTTACAAGTGGGAGAACTTAATGAGTAAAAGAGTGAAAAAACGCTTTACTTCAGACGTAAATGTAATTGATTTTCAACCGTATCTTCCTAACAAGAAGCAACGTCTTATCTTACATCCTCGAAATAAGAATCAAGAATTATATCTAAACAAGCTTAACGATGATACTAAAAACATAGTTTTTGCTATTGGCCCAGCAGGCACGGGTAAAACTCTGTTAGCTGTTCAGATGGGTGTAAGACAGTATCAAGAAGGCAAGGTTGATAAGATTATTATTACTAGACCCGCCGTTAGTGTAGACGAGGATCTAGGGTTTTTGCCAGGAGATCTTAATGAAAAAATGGCACCTTGGACTCGACCAATTTTTGATGTATTAGGAGAATATTATAGTCAAAAAGATATAGAAAATATGCTGTATGAAAAAGTTGTAGAAATTAGCCCGTTGGCTTATATGCGTGGCCGTACATTCAAACACGCATACATCATAGCAGATGAAATGCAAAACGCTACCCAGAATCAAATGAAGATGTTGCTTACTAGACTAGGAGAATCTAGCAAAATGGTAGTTACAGGAGATCTAGCTCAAGCAGACAGACTTAAAGATAATGGGTTAATTAACTTTATTGAAAGGATTGAAAAGCACAAAAAATTACAATATATTGATGTTGTGCGATTTGAAAATCAAGACATAGAACGTCATGATGCTGTCAAAGAAATATTAGAGATATACGGAGATTAAACATAGGGGAGTTTTTTACTCCCCTATTTTTTTAATAGGGATTCCGGATCGTAGTAGGAAATCAATACCTGAGCTATCTCGATAGTCTTGGCCGTAATAAACGCGACTAATACCAGACTGATATATGAGTTTGGCGCATTCAATACAAGGGCTGTGTGTGATAAAAATATCAGCACCGGAACCACTGTTGTTATTACGAGCAAGTTTAGCAATGGCATTTGATTCTGCATGAAGTACCTCCAGGTTAGTTTTTAAATTATATGGGCGACCAGTTTCGTCTTTATATTGCCAATCAACAGCATCGACGGTCCACTCATTGGCATATATTTTATGTTCGCAATTGTTATCCCATCCAGCTGGCATACCATTATATCCATAGCTAATAACAGTGTCGTCTTTAACAATAACTGCTCCTACTTTTAGTCTTTGTGCATAACTGAGCTCACTTAATCGTTTCGCCCAGTCCATGTACAAGTCAATAAATTTTTGTTTCATGGTACAGGAGTTCCATTGTTATCTACTTCTAACCAAGTATAATCTCCTAGCCATTTTACTCTGGCGATATATTCGTATTTGTCAGGAGAGCCTGTAGTCCAATCATTTGGTCCCATAGGTGTTAATCGTGTCTTATTATCTTTATGATCAAACACTAACCAATAAACCTGATTATGATATACTTGAAATTGATATTCTGCGGCATGAACTGCATCAGTAATTTCAATTCTACGTTTAATTTGATCTGCTTGTTTTTGCATTACCCTGACAACTTCCATAATGCGTTCATATTCTTGCTGAGCATGAAGCCTGGCAACATTAAGCATTATGTCTTTTTGTTTAGTGACAGGTACTAAATCAAATTTAGGAGCACCTACCTCCATTGGATAAGTTAAGCTGTTTCTTCTTTCAGGATCTTTAGGATCTAATTCCATTAGATGTGAGAAAGTTTTACTAGGGTCGCTGCAAGATTAATTTCAGGATCGCTAACTAAAGTATGATCTACTAGACCTTGTTTAATAATCATGATAGCTTTTTCTTGTTTTTCGTCATCGCCAAAAATTTGAATATTATCATACAACCATCTAAATATTTCTTCCATTTCTTCTGGGCGAGCCTGACTACAAATTAGTTTACGTGCCTCAGAAATTTTTCCTTTCTTAAACAAATCTACCATTTCAAGTCTATAATCTTGTTCTCCTGTATCACCTTTTTCAGGAGTGTGCAATTTGCCATCGAGACTGTTCATTTGCACAGTATTAATGCATTTACGTAGATCTGGATAAGTTGCTTTTACGAACGTGTCCAACGTATCCAAGTCAAAATCAATTTCTTCGCTAACAAGTATTGTAGCAACACGAGCGGTAAACTCAGTAATATCCGTTCGTTCAATGTGAAATCCTTGACATCGTGAATGTAAAGCAGGGATAATGCGATTAGGGTAGTTACAGGTGAGGATAAAACGAGCAGTCGTATGATACTCTTCCATAACTCCACGGAGAGCAGCTTGTGCATTAGGGCTAAGATAATCAGCTTCATCTAATAATACCACCTTAAAATTTCCAAAAGGAATCATTTGTACAAAATTTACAATTTTATCTCGTACATCTTCTACTGAGTTAGTGCGACTTGCATTAATCTCTAATACATCGAGATCATTAATTTCTAGTTCGTTGAGTAAAATTTTTGCTAGAGTAGTTTTACCAATTCCGGCATTTCCGCTGAACAGTAGATGGGGAATGCTGCCTTGTTTAACCCAACTTTCTATTTGTTCTTTTTGATGAGCGTCTCTAAAAACGTACCCATTTAAAGTACTAGGACGATATTTTTCTACCCATAACTCTTTCATACAATTTTTCCTAATCCTAGCCAAATAAGGTGGTCTAACTCTTGCTGATAATCTTTGCCCAATCTACGCTTTTCATAGATAGTTTGTAATATATCTTTACCATCTCCGTACTCTGTAGTGCCTGCACCGCGACGTTCGAGTTCAGTAACGAGGTCATCGGTATCAAAATCTTCCATGTCGACGTCAATGTCGATGTACTTTTCTATAGTAACATACTTCATATTGTTTCCTTAGTTAATGCATGTAGTCGGTCAGCGCAATCTCGGATGTCTTCACTTAACAGGCCTTTGCCTATTTTTATTTCAATCATACGAGCTATTTGATGTAACATCATAATTGCATCAGTATATTCAGGGTCAGTCATTTAGTCTCCAATGATGGTGTATTGTGCATACGTTTAATATCTTCTGCAAAAACTACTCTATTTCTTAATTCGGTAGTACTAAAAGAATGTTCTCGTTTGTTAAAATAAAACTCGATTCCTCGTTGAATACATTCTTTCTTTCCAGTAAATTCACTTTTCTCATATTCTTGTCCTAAAATTCTAATATTAATAGGATAAGAAAGTAAGATATCCACTAGATCTTTTTCTGTAGCATATACTACTATCTCATCTACATACTTGCAAGCTTCTAATTGAACATATCTTTCAAATATTGATTGAATTGGTTTATTCTTTGTTTTACGATCTAATGTAGGATCGGTTTGTAATCCTACAATAAGATGATCGCAGATGCTTTTACATTCTTTGAGCATCATAATATGACCAGCATGAAACAAGTCAAAAGTTGAACATGTAAATCCGACTTTCATTTTTAAACCTTTCTGGTGGGCCGGGTGAGACTCGAACTCACTGTCACCCGATTATGAGTCGGACGCTTATACCAGTTAAGCTTCCGGCCCAGCATGAATATATTATATATTAAGAGTGGAATTAAGTCAAGATAATTGATTAGACGTAAAGACTAAGATTTGGCGGACGCCAACCTTCTGGTTTAAGTACTTTACCATCTTCACGCTTACGAACTTTACCAGTTTCTGAATCAATTTTAGCAAAGTTTGTACTCATTACTTCTCGCCAAGCACCTTCGGCATCAAAGCCAGCACTATGTATAGCACCTATGGTGACAACTAAAATATCAATTAATGCATCAAGTTGTTCAACACGATCTCCGTTAGCCAACGCGGTTTTGAATTCGTCGTTGTATTCTTCTTCGATTAAATCGCAATAAAGTTTATATTGTGATTCATTAAATTCTTCAACTGTTTGGCCACAGGCTTTCATAAAAACTTCTTGGTCTTTAAATGGATTTGTCATTATGCACCAATTCCTACTTGGACGTCATCTGGTTTTTCATCAGATACAATTAATATTTCATCATTATCTATTTTTCTAATAACGATTTCGCCTTCATTTTCATCCATGACTTTAATGCCTCGTGTCCATCTTCCATGAGCAACACAGACCCAATCCCCAATTTTAACATCTGTTACTTTAGGACCTATCGCCCATACACGACCCCAGCGAGGTTTGATTCCTTCAGATTTTCCATTTAAATTTTGGATAATAATTCCAGACGCAGTTTGTTCTTCTCCAAACTCCATATCAGTTATCAAAATTGTATCTTTGATTGGTTTTATTTTTCCTTGAACTACATTCATGCTTCACCTTTATTTTTAGGCATAACAATGTTTTTTGAGTCGGTATGATATTCAGTCATGATATCTTCTCGTTTTTTAATTATTTTGCCTCCAGGCCCTAATTCGTCCCCTCTGGCATTTACTCGAACGTTACCTACAGCTAACGTCATTTCGTTTTTCATTCTAAGCTTATCTAAATCAATTTCTTTACCTTGCATAGTTTTGTAAACTTTACGTGGTTGTTCTTTCATTCCCATAATAAACTCCTATATAATAAAACTACTTATCTTAAAAATTCTTTCCAGTTTAATTTATACTTTACACTATCAATTTTATGTACACCTATCAAAAATAAAGTATAACTGGCCACACTGGATCCTCTTCCGACTCCCCAAACTATATTATGTTTTCTGGATACATCTACAAAATATTTTAACCAGCGCAATAAATCAAGCATATTTCTTGCTCGATATTCTTGTAATTCTTCTATTAATCTTTGATAATTCTCTTTTGGGCAAACATGTACCAGGAATCCTTCGATATCAAAATTTTTGTACTCTTTTGGCATAAGCCATTTTTTTTGATTTTCGAGATTTAATTGAGATGAATTTTGTATTTTTAGATTAGAAAAAAACTCTAGTCGTTCTACATCTTGACTAGATTCTGCAATAATTTTTTCTAGAATATCTAATTCGTTTGTATATAAAAGTTCGAAGATATCATTATCGTCGAAGACGGATTGGCCTGATGAATTAATTTTCATGCAGTTATTTTAATTAACTTTTATTAATTTGTCAAGATCCTGATTTCGGTTTTCTAACTGTTGTTGTAGAGCTTTCGATCTTCGAACACGTAACTCTTCATTATAACTATCTAACAACAAACGAATTTGGTATTGAACATCTGAATTTCTTGTTTGCCAATATTTTTTACTTAAATCTAAGATTTTAGACTCTAATTCCAAATCTTTTAAATCTGATAGATTATCAAGTAAAGGATGCATTAAGAGAAAGTTCCAATATGTTTTACAAAAATATTATCGCCGCCGTCTAATGTAGTTACTTCGAATATATGTGTAACATCGACTACTAATCCAATACTAAAAGGAAGTGTTAGGGAAGCTTCTTTTCTTGTTACACCGCCTGGTGATGATGAAGTAACGTTTACAGTGTAATTTACTTCTGTGCTTGTAGTATTAATGTGCAAAACTATTTTTCTATAAAGGTTGTCCGCCGGCCACTGACTTAGAATTAAATTGGTATTTCCAGTACAACTAATATTGAACATGTCTGCATCTCGAGTATCAATAGTAGTATCGCTAGAAACTCCTGGTAAATTTTCTACAGAATGGTATAATCTTCTGATTTCAGCATTACCAATAATAACACCGTTAAAATCATTATCATCGTTTGTTTTAGCAGTATTATTTTCCAGAGAAGTTATTTCCGTTCTAGCAGTGCTTAGTGCGTCTTTGATAATATTAAAATTATCTCTAAATCCTTGGCTGTTGTTATCTTTTCCTGCAATTGGAAAAGTTTCGTCTATTGTGTTAAAAACTATTGAGCTCATGATATGGTAGTCCTGTCATTTCTAAATGCTATATATTTATCTTCGTTATAACCAGTGACAGAATCTATGATATACCTATCAATCGTATAGTCAATTTGGCTAAAATCAAACCCACTGTTTTTAATATTCAACACTATATCATTTGATGTTCCAGGTTTACAGTAACAAATTGGGATAGCAGTGATATATCCTAATGGTTGCACCGCTCCAAGTTGAATGCTTCTCATCCATAAAGGCAAGTAATTGCTATCATATAATCCTAATTCCTTAATACGATTTCTCCAAATTGAAATACTGCTAGGAAATTTTAATTCAGTTTGAGAATCTCCGGCAAATACATCTGATCTATCTACAGTTGCTAAAAATGGATCAGCTCTAGTAAAGCTAGGTGTATTTTGATTAAATGGGCCTTCATAAAATTGATTATTTTGATCTACTGTTATAGATCTTGTATGTTTAGAAGTAAGCACAGGACTCGGAAGATATTTTTTTCCTATTTCTAAAGGATCAATAACTTCTAAGTAAACTACTTCATATATTATGTCATCTGTAAATGGTGTTGTTGCAATAGCATTTTTAATAGCCCCTAGTTTAAATCTTTTTGGTTTATGATTTCTTCCAGTCATTCCTACTACTTCAGCAGCTGATTTAGTTTCAATGCCCGCAAACACTAACATTTTTAGATCTTTTTGTATTCCAAAATTTAAATCACTGGGTCTATAAATTAAACTGTTATCGAAAATATCTGGGTTATTAATAAAATTTTTCCAAATATTTCGTTGCTCTACTTTTAAAAATGGTTTTACAATTAAATTGCTGAACAGTCTGTCATTAGGAGTTTCTATATGGATAGTAAATATTCTTCTAGTTGCACTATAACCTAATACATCTCTTGCTTCGACTTCGAAAGAATAAGAACGATCTACAGAAGTAGTTCCGTCATCTAATGTTAACGTTCCTTGATCAAATAAAATCAGCCCAGGATTATTGTTGTTCTCAAACTGTGTAACTTTTCCTACAATTTCTCCGTCAAAATTTAAAGATAGTCCAGGAGGCAATTGTCCACTAATTAAAAAGTATAAGACAGGTGATTGAGTAAATGTAGTTGATGCACTAATTTTCAATGTACTAATATAATTTGCACCTATAGATCCAAGATCATTATCTGTATTCCAAGTTATAGTAGAATCAATTTCTCCAATTATTCTAGCAGTAAATATTCTTTTACTACTAGCTGTTTCACCTTTTTCTGTAATTCTTGTTGCCTTAATTGTAAAATTATAATCTTTAGTAATAGCTGTTTGATAAGGTAAAACACCAAATACTTCGCTAGTCGTTGGATCGAATAACATTCCTGGTGGTAATACACTAGGTGTTCCTAAATAAAGATTGGTATTATTTGGAATAATACTGCTAAAGGTTCCTACAATTGTTAAAAGATAATCAGTATCGGATATTTTAGTAACACTGGAAATTGTATATACAGTGTAACTAGCACCTTCTACATATTCAGATAGTTGAATTCTATGTCCTACTAATGGAACACCTTTAACATTTTTTAATCTTAAAGTATTTGTTCCAATTTTATTTTCTGATAAACTAGTAGTAAATGCTACACCAAATACATCAGGATTTACACTTTCTAACGAATATACAATAGGTCCTACGACTAGAGCCTCGTATGTGTCTAGTTTAAAAGTTTTATAATTATTAGCTCTGAATGTTCCTAAGAAATTAGGTGTAGTCCAAATAGGAGCTCTTGCATATGTTATGTCGGCTGTAAATGTATTGTTTCCAGCAGTTGTTACGGTATTGTCTGCTCTAAAAAAATCATCACCTACGACAAAAATTCTAAACTTTCTTGCGGTCTGACTATCACCATCTGTAACAATTATATTAAATTCAAAGTTTCTATTTAATTTTTTTGGAGCCAGGCTTTCAGTACCAAAGTCGAATGTTAAAAGGTCGAATATATAACTATCATATCCGTTATTAGGTCTTAGTCCGTAATCATATGCATATTCGTCAAATAATTGTCTGTCAAATCTGCCATTACCTTTAGCTAAAGGAGGTGCTAATACTGGTTGTACCCAGCCTACAATTCTTCCTGTATCAGTTAAAATTAATCCTGGAGGAAGTTCACCACCACCGCTAGGGATAAAATATTTTAATTCTTGACCAGAGGCCGTGTCGGTATCTATTACTGATAATTGAAAATCAATATATGAACTATCTAAAATATAGTATGCATCATTTGGTCCTACTGGTAATGCCCCTGCGGTAGTATTCCATTCAGGAATATCTGCTCCGGATACTGTTATAGAAAAAGTTCTATCGGAAAAAGAAGAAAATTCTGTAGCTCTTATTACAAATTTATATTCTGTATCTCTTGGAACTTCGAAAGCACTGCCTACTATTTTATTACTTTGTATTCTTAATCCTGGAGGAAGTTTACCGGAGATAACAGAAAATTCAATACCTGGCCCAACTGGAATCGTAGGCAGTGCTATGCTAACACTAGTGCGTTCTTGAATAATTCCAAAACTATAACCTGAATTTTCAGTCCAAATATCTAACATTAGATAATCCTATTATTACATATTTATAGGATTATTCTTTCTTAATATAAGATATTCCAATCAGTTCCGTCGCAGTAAATTTCTTTAACGGTAAGAGCATTAGCTGTTGTTATAGTTGTTAACCCATATTTTATTGTAATTACCCAAGTAGCATCTTTATTAATAACGCATAATCTTAGACCTGAAATACTACTAGATGGATTTGGTAATGTTAAGTCTTGATTAGTAGACATACCGCTTGAATACATATGATTAGACGCGATATCATCCACAGCTAATGTAATATCACCTGATGAAAAATCTAATTCCTGTGGAGGAGAAAGTAAAGGTCCTCCTAAAACAGCATATTTGTTATTTGTTAAAACTAAAACATTGTTAAACGCCCCAAGACTATCAACTGTTCCAAAAATTAATGACCCAGTCACTGATCCAGCACCAACAGTTTCTACTTGCGCTGTGATAAAAGAGCTAGCTCTTTGTGCAGAACCGTCATATCCAGTAAAAAAGACGCTACCTAAAAAGTCGTTAGCTTGAACTGCTGTTTCAGCCGTATAAGTTCCTCTTGATCTAGCAATAATTATAGCGTTTGATAATGAGCTACTACTATAAACATTTCTAAATACTGAGTGTACTAGATTCGCATCAAGGCTTGCACTGTTAACTGATAATTGTGTAGAGTAATCTGTTCCATCTAGTGTTGCACCAAAAGTTACAAATGGACTAGATGCACTTCTATTAACAATTGGAAGTACAGCGTTATCAGTAACGATAGCATTAGTTTCTAATCTTGTTGAAAATAATTGTCCTGTGACATTATCATAATTCAGTGAATTAAAATCAGTACTTTGAACTGCACTAGTATTGCTGTTATAAAAAGCCAACGAACCACTTGTTCCTACAGAAACACGTTCAGTATTTGTAATAGTAACAACATTATCCGAATCAGCAATTACAGAAATTGATCCAGAGCCTTGGAATCGAATATGATCTCCGTCTTCAATTAAACTAGGAGTGCTATCATCTCCTTCAATACTAAAGGAAGACATAGTTCCGGTTCCTACTCCGGTAGCATCAACTGTGATAGTGTTTGCATCAGTTCTTGAAATAGTAACTCCGCCTGAACCTAAAAACGTTACATTATCAGTACTAGCATCGCTTCCGGTAATTCTTAAATTCGCTCCGAACGCTGCTGTTTCTGCGCTAAGTGAGTAGGTTACCGGTGAGCCTCCGGAATCAACATCATTGATCCAATTAGCACCATCGAACTTTAATACTTGTCCTGAAGTTGCGCCAGAAATAACTACATCAGTAAGACTATTGATAGTAACAGGAATTGCAGCACTAATACTGTTACCTCCAGGTGTAGTACCATCTCCAACATAAATTAATTTTGTATCGGTGGTATAAATTAATTCTCCACTTGCAGGAGTTATACTAGTTCTATCACTTGATAACCCTTGTCTTAATCTTAATGCCATCTGCTTCTCCTAAACCTTAAAATGTTCCTAAATTTAATTCTAATTCTGTATCAAACGATGTTACAATAAACGGACCAAAATCAAGGTCTGTTTGTCCTAATAAAAATTCTATAGGATTTGTAAATGATCCATCAAATCCTGGAAACGCGAAATCTAAAAAAGTCTGCGAAGGAGAAGTTTCTGGACCCCACTGTCCTCCTTGCCATGCCAAAATTTGTCCAATAAGTGGTGTTGCTGAAGAAACATTTCCTAAATCTTCTAAACCATGATTAGAAATGTCACTAACTTGTCCTGTAAATGTTGTAGTAGAAGAAACAGTAATACTAGTACCATTATAAGATAATAGTATATTATTACCATTAATTAAACTTCTAAAAGCTAAATTTTCACCTATTTCAGGACTAGCCACCTTTGCTGAAAATAAGGGAACACCGCTTCCTAAATTCACTGCTCCTGAAACAGATATACTATCTAACGCAGTAAAATTAGCATTTACTTTTTCGAAAGCCGTGCGCAAATCATCGCCTGTCCCATCGTTAGCAAAAGTACCTAAATTGATAGTCTGTATAGCCATAGTTTTCGCTCTTTTTATTATTTATCGTTTACTAATTTATTGTATTAGGAGCTTTTCATACAAATATTTACCCTTACTTTAGTGTCTCAATCGTGCAGTACGCCTCTCCGGCTACACCTACATCTGGAAGCGTTCTAGTCATTACTGTTACTCTGTAGATTTTATGAAAAGTGTTATCTGAAATAATAGCAGTCACTGAATCTCCTATTGTACTTAAAGTTTCAGCATTGATAGTAGTCCAGGTAGTATTGTTGGCGGTCAATGTTTGCTGCCCGCTGAAAATATTCAATGGCTTAGTCAAAACCTGAGTAAAAGCCACTGTTGTTGATGACCCCATCACTATGGCAGAGGCTTCGGCTAAACTATAATTTATTTCTACATCTAATGTAGAGCCCATACCTGCTACAACACGCACAGATAAGGCATCTCTTGTCATATTAGATCCGCCAACTGCCAGTGACGCAGTTCCGCCGGCTTCGTTAGTGATGCCTGGGTATGCCGTTGTCTGTACAGTATTATCTGGGAATGTTAGATCACCATCCGCCCCAAATCGCCAATTAAATGTACTGCTGTCCGGAGTGTCTATGGTGATGTCAATGTTAGTAGAGGATTTAATACCACTGTTATTGGGTAGTGTTAAATCGCCATCTGCGCCAAATGTCCAACTGTGTTCTGCAGCCGTTGGATTTTGTAAATCAAAGGTACCAGTTACTATTTGAACATCACCTACTTCAGCAAATGGACTGTTGACTACCACTGCTGAAATGGCTGTTGGTTCTTGGAGATCGTTTATCCATTGTAAATTAGACGCACCAAGTGACCCTTGTGATAAAATGTTTATTGGGATATCAACATTTACCTGGATGGCAGGGCTACCGTTTAAGTTACCTATAGTCATACCATCTGGAAATGTTAAACTACCGTTTGTGCCAAACTCCCAAACATTGTTAGTTTCACTAGGTGTGGTAATTTGTATCTTACCGTCAGTTGTAGTCCGCACATTGTGATCGTCTGTGCCCAAGAAGATGCTGGTCTCAGTTAAATCACCTGTGGTTAAATGTAGGTGATAATCACCGTATGAGGGTGCGTCACCGTTCATTAACACTGATTCAACACCTATATTTTCAGGATCGTAATTATCTTCTTCAGGTGACACACGCACTCTAAACTCATAAGCATCACTGATTACAGTAAAGTTAAAAACACCACCACCAAATTCGTCTAACTCTACTGTACCTGACATCGTTGTAGATATGCCGGCTTCTTCGGGAACAATCCACCAGTAGAGCGTTTCATTAGGGCGAGTTGGAGCATACACATAGAATGTAGCACTATCAGTGACTTCCCAAACATTGTTATTGGTACCTAAGTCGATACCGTTTTCTAAATTAAAGAATTCACCACCACCGCCCTTGATCACCAACTTCTGACTAGCTACATCTGGGTTTGCTGGTGTAAGTTGAATAGTTGGATTGCTGGTAACAATGCCTTCTGAGATTGTACCGCCAGAGGGCAATGTTAATGTGCCAGTTGATTCTAATACTAATTCGTTGCCGCTGTTAACTAACCTATCAAATTCATTGCCCAGAGTAACATATGAATCGATGTCGTTTAAGAAATCTTCACCGCTTGTGCTAGTAAGCGTTGCTACCTCTGTCCAAGTAGCTCCACCATCAGTTGAAGTAAAAACTTCTTCATCATCGTTGCCTACATAAAAAATACCATTAGAATAATGTAGCGCATCAATGTATTGACCGTGGCTCCAAGTGATAGTTGCTGTGCCGGTGAATGGATCAAGTCCTGTGGTATCGAACGGTATGGTTCTAGCAAGATCTGTATAGACTGTGTTATTACTGTCATCTATATAGTAGGTGCCATTATATCCTGTAACTGAAGAACCTGTGACTGTAAATTTTTCGCCAAGAGCGTCGGGGCCTTGACCTGAGATAGTAATAGCTGATGTAGCAGAATCAGTCCACGCAGTGATAGTACCTATATAAGGTTTTGGAATAGAAACAAACGGACCATTTGGTTCAACAGGATAATATTGAATCTGTCCGTCACTGGTGGCAATTACTATGGTTGATACGCCGTTATAATCACCAATCACTATGTCTGAGATACTTGGATCGTAGCCAATTAATTCTTCAAAGACAGTACTAACATCGTCTACTGCAAATGACTCGAATGTTCCGTTGCGAGGATCAGGTTCAGTGTTAATGTCCCATACACCGTTGCCAGTGTCAAATACGTGCCAACCTGTAAACATACCGTTGCTGGCCCAGACTGCCCTGTGATAGTCGTTGCTGGTATCAACATAGGTTATTGCGTCTAGGGTGTCAGTGACATCTGATACAAAAAATCCGCCCAGTGTAGTATCATTTGATGTGATAAAAAATCCAAGATCGTTTTCTTCAATGTCTTCAAATTGGGCACCGCTGGTGTAACCAACTACTGTAGATAAGAATGTTGGATCAATTTCTACTTCTGTCCAGTTAATACCATCACTACTGTAGACTAATCCAGGCTGATCAACTGCGGAATTTGATCCCACTGCCACAAATTTTGAAATACTTTTAAAATATTTTATCTGACTGTATTCTCTAGGACTAATATCAGTGACTTCAACCGGTTCTGTGTCATAAGTGTCAGCATACCATAGAGACTTGTCGGCCTCGCCAGTTGAGTCAGCAACGTAAACAACTTTGTTTGGACCTACAGCCACATAGCTTATGCTGTTGAGATTACTAGTATAGCTGGTCCAGTTGACCCCGTCTGTGGAGCCGCTGATTGTTCCATCAACGTTTACAGCAACATAAAAAGCACTACTAGCCGATCCGGTGTAGGCTGTAGTTTGTACACTACCATCTGGGAATTCTAATCCGCCGTCGCCTTGAAAAGTCCATTCGTGTGTAGTACTAGTATTATTACTGCGATCATATGATATAATTCGCAGTCCGCTACGATCATTATCTTGCCACGCTAGTTGAATTCGACCTCGATTTAGATCTGTTTCCTCAGTGGGATTACCAGTGTAGGCTCTAATGATGCTGTGGTCTTCACCAACAGGTATATTGATCCAACGCACACTAGTGTTAGCACCTTCAGTACCGTCTATGTAAATGTGCCCACCATCGACGCCGCCAACAACGATATCACCGGGGGCGGTTAAATCACCGGTCTGTCCAAAGTTCCAAGTATAGCTACTGCTATCCTCACTATTGACTGTGATGTTAATATCGTTGTTATGATCGATACTTGGAGCATTAGGGAACGGAATTCCGCCAGCAGTTACGCCGTCGTGTACTCGCAACACATACTCACCATTGATTTCATAGGCCGCAATAGTGCCTGCGGGCAACACACTATCATTGTTACCTTCAACTTGACTTACATTTATTTTTCTAATTCTTGCCATTTAGTTGCCCCTAATTAATCGTTGTAGTATTCAGAACCGTAAAACACTTTTGCGGTCCACTGTATTTTCAGTGTTCTATCATCGCCGTCTAATTGGCGATATTTTATTTCACCCTCACTAGTCACTAACCATAAGTCGGTATACTCTAAACTACTGCTGCCACTGGTTACTTCAGTGTGAGTTATGTGTTCGTCACCGTCGTCATCTACAATATGGATGGTTCCAACGATTGTGCCCCTGCCTGGAATATAAGCGTGATAGTCTATAACAGCACCTCGGAAGTCACTGCCGCCGCTGGGTAGTTCATCTTTGTCCCACCAAACTTGAGGAGCTCCACCACCTTGATATCTAAAGTAGACTGTGTCACCTTGACTGTAGTTTACAGTACCACCTGATACAGTATAGCCTCTTTCATCGCCGTCGCCCCAAGTGCCGCCGTCGTATGTATACCAAGTAGTATTGTCTAGACTAAACTGTATGGTGCTAGAATCAGTAATGCCGGCCGCCGCTTGATCGGATATTATCTCGTCTATAGTAGTTGTAGTTGTGTCTACCCAGAATCTAAATTCATCAACACCGTTTCTTGACAATGTTGCGGTTAGGTTGTTTGTGATTTTTTGTGTTACAGAAACTTCTTTATATCCGTATGCTTCTTCAATTCTACGCTCGCCCGGAGAACGAAGTTTAACATTGGTAGGTATATAGGCAGTCTTTTGTACTGTGCCATCTGCGAACCTAACGCCTTCTTGTAGTTTAGTTAAGTCTATCTCGTAGCGTAGATAACTGAATCCGCCGCCCGCATTATTTTGTGTCCATCGCAACCATTGTATGGCATAATATTTTTCTATGCTGGGCACATACATTACTGCTTGAGATCCGGGAACCTTGTTACCTAATCCACCGTTACCATAAGCACTATAGAAGTTGGTATAGGTTCTTGTTTCAACATCTGCGAAGTCATCCCAACCATCTATATTCCATAGTGTTCCTTGGGGGCTAACATCACTGTCCCATCCTTCTTCTGTGAATGGATTGTAGATACCGTTGTTGTTGCCTCTAGTAATACCAATCTGTAGAGTAGAGTCATCCTCAATAACATCAACATTGTTGGCAGTGGCATAGTCTAGTTTCTCAAAGAAGTTGGGATCTGTGATCTCAGTTCTTGTATAAGTGTATGCTCCGTTATTTTCGCCCCACACTGAAAAACTAAACTTGTAATAACGGTTGTTGGCAATATCTCTCATTATTAGTTCGGCACCAATGATGTTGTTACCAACATCATTGTTTAATGCGCTTCGGAATGTGGTATAGTTTCTTACTCTAAACCCTACTAGATTATCCCAACCATCACTGTTCCATTCTGTACCTAAGGGACTAGTATAGTTGTTGCGATCGTATTCTAATTCTAATTCTGAATTATATAAGGCTCGACCTCGGTCTCTAGTCAGTGTTAGTCCGGGGCCAATTTCATCAAACACCAACGATGATCGTAACTCTATGCTGACTCCGCTGTAGGTACCTGGAATATTAGATAATGAGCTGCCTGTAAAAGCCGCATTAGTAACGGTTAATAGCTCTCCGGCCTCGCCAACTGTGGCAACTTCAAACTCAATACTGCTGTCATCGTTGTTGCCGCCTATTTGATAAAACCATACTCTGTAACGCTGTCCTACAGCATAGCCTGTGCCTGCTGATGTTATAGTGACAGAAGTTATCACAGGACCTTCGCCTATGACTATTTCAACTTGTGCTCCTTGGCCTTGTGCGGGTGATGTAACAGTTACAGGAGTTCCTGATATCACAGGCTGGATAATAAATGGTGAGTTGGTTAATTCTAAGTAGGCTAACTCTGTTGTAGAACTTCCGCCACCGCCTAATACAGAGTTACCGTTGCTGTCTAAGATGTCCCCGCCTGCTGGTAGTGTTAGATCCCCAGCACCGTTGAACTGCCAAATTCTTTCGTTGTCTCCTTGATTGGTAAGGATTCTTACTGGGGCAGCGTAAAAGCCTGCCAGATTTTCTTCTGTCCAAGCACGAACAGTTAGACCATCTTCGTCTTGTCTAATTCTACTGTTAGAGCCACCAGCAGCCGCACCGTAGTCCCATACGATACCTCTATTAATGCCGCCAGTTTCTCCGCTGAATGTTACGTTACCTGTTGCGGAAATCGTAAAGGTTTCTGTGGCATTGACTAAACTACTGACACTGCCAGTCCACGCGGTAGTCTGCTGACTGTTGTCTGGGAATAATAATCCACCGTCTACGTTAAAGCCCCAACTGGCACTGGCTGTACCATCTTGGGCAATCATGTCAACAGATCCGTCGGGGTGAACAACCATTCCGCCGCTCCAGAAACCGTCAGAGATTTTACCGCGAACTTCTATATAATGTCCAGGAGCACCCGAGAAAGATGTGTAGCCGCCAGCTCCGTCTCCGTAAGTGTCTATAACAGCCCCACGTGGCAGGTTAAGATTACCGGTTTTAGTAAATGTCCAAGTAGACGGCCCCTCAAGAATAACATCAGTTGATATTACTAAATTATCGCCTACTTTGTTAATTCTGACATCTGTCAATCCCGGACTGTTTGCGTCAAGGTCCCATTGAATAGCACCCGGAGCGGTCAATGTTCCGTCATTTCTAAATCTCCAACTATAATTATTAAATGTCTCGAGATTTATTGTTGTAAGACTGATATCGCCGCCTGCAATTTCTGTGATCAACGGCAGCGACAGTTTTCCAGAGACTACAGCCTCTTCACCTTCTCCAGTTATAATTTCCTCAAAACTCCAACTACTACTTCCGGTGTATAGCTGACCACTAAAACCTATGTTAACATTACCGTCGACATCTGTTGTGGCTGTAATGCCTTGACTACCTGTAGTTGTTGGTTTGTTAACAATGCTGTCCCAAGTTAACGCCCCGCCTGGAGTGGCTGCTACTTCTCCGTTTACTATAATAGTACCGTCGTCGGTAACGCTTAGAGGAATGCCATTGAAATATACTGTCTGTCCACTGACATATATACTCTTAAAAGGTTTTGCCAGCGAACCTAAATTATGTTCATTAGCAATGTTAGGAACAATGTCTCCGTGTACAGTTAATTCACTGTTTATTACCACTGCCTGATCGATAATAATATTACTACTATCGGTAGTGCTGAGTATATTATCAGTAAATTCAAAACTGCCTATGTTTATGCCGCCAGCATCTAAACCTAACGCTGTGTACAATTCAGTAAAGTTTTGATTTACTTTGTCAAAAGCTGTACGTAACGGATCACCGTTGCCTTTATCAGCAGTACCTAAGTTTATTATTTGTTTAGTCATTATACACGCCCCACAGCAACTTCGATGACACCCGCCTCTAGTGTATCTTTATCTTGTAATGCTTTACCTATAATTGTACCTACTTGAGGATTAATTGCCCGAGCAGCATAACCAGCTACTCCTGCTGTACTAAGCATTTCTCCTTTCTTAACTTTACCAACTACTTTACAAGGCACACGGCCTTGTAATGCAATACACACTCTTGTTCCTTGTAATGCACCATTCATCATAAATCCAGGATCAGTTGATACGACACCTGCTACACGACTGTCACCGAATGTAGTAGTAGTTGTGGTTTCAGCTTCTCCGCCAAATACTAGAACAGTTCCAGGTTCATATTCTTTGTCTGAACTATACCATTCTGCTAAGTCAGCGAATGTTGCTTGTAATGTTGCATTAGTTCCTAATACCCATTGACCTTTTACTTCTACTGGAGTAGAAAGATCGTCAGCTCCTTCCCATGTTAGAATAGGAACACCACCGGCAGTTTTTAACTGTGTTGTAGTAGTTGTACTACTAAATGTTGCAGTGAATCCTGTAAGACTTGCAGGTTTTATAAGTACATCATTAGAAGATAATTTGTAAGAAACAGCATCAATGGCGCCAGTGCTAGTGGTTTTTACAATGCTACTATTAGCACCACTAGTGGTCACTTCAGTCATAGCAAAGGTACTTGATCCTTGAGAGATCGGAGAACCTCCAGGAGTTAACGTATATGCATATTGTGTTCCACTTGTGACTGCCGAATTAAATGTATCCCATGTTCCTCTTAAAAATACATTGCTAGGAGTCACAGCAGCCGGAGTAGCAGCAGACGTTCCTAAATTACCTATAACAGAATTAGCTGCAAGATCGGCCATCTCTGCTAAGGAAATACCTCCTGCTTTAACACCTACCCAACCATTATTAGAAACTTCAAAATTTGCACTATCAAATAATGCAGATCCTCTTTGAAGAGTTACAGATCCGCCGCTGATATATGCATTAGTCAATGAACAAGTTATAGCAGTTATAGTAGTTGTAGAACTCACTACTACCCATTCTTGATTGTAGACATTAGGACTAACACCTGTTATTAATACTCTTTGACCTATACTATATGGTGCGGATGATACTGCACCATAAGTTAGTCTAACTTGACCAGGAGTCGCTCCTATTGATCCTGTGGCTCCTGTACTAGGAAACAATCCAGTTAATGGAATACTTATAGCTCCATTACTAGTTGAAACTTGAGCATCATTTAGTGAAAGTTTAGATTGTTGTATACTTGATGCATAATCAATTTCTGTATTATTAATTGATAGTGGAGCGATTGTTGCCGCAATAGTATTTGCAGAACTGTCAAATTGTAAAGATATATCACCAGTTACAGTAGCATTTTGCCATAAGTCTAATCCAGTATAAGCACCACTAGATCCTACATAAACTAATATATCACCAGCTTCAGGATCAGTTATTTCTACATCTTTTAATTTGTATAAACTATCTATGGATTCGATTA